CTTCGGGAACGACGGGTTGACCGGGTTCATGGTGATCGTGCTGAGCCGTATTGATTGCAGGCCCCTGTCGTTGCAATAGAAATAATATTTGCCGCCCGAGAGCGTGCCGCCCGCGCTACAGTTCACAGCGATACCGCAGCGCACAATATAGGTGATCGAATTTGGCAGTCCGGTAGTTATCTCGCCGATGGCGAAACCGGCTGGCGCAGGAGTGACGCCTTGAGAGCAACCGTTAACGTAGGTCTGGTCGAAAGCCTTAAGCGGCGCATTACCCACAATGCCGAAGGTAGCATCGCAGAACACATTCTCGCCGCTGAGTAAGGTCTGACCGTTTACCAACAACGCACCTGAGCTACCGCCTCTCGGGTCGCCGAAAAGCGCGCAGTTCTGAAGTTGCCCGCCATTACTTCCCAATAGGACTACATAATCGCCGCCCTCGAGCGTAAGGTTTTGCAACAGCCCGATGCCGTTCGGACAATTGATCAACGGCTGACCGGGCGACGGTAGCCCGTTGTAATAAAGAAACGAGGGGTAGTACGATAGACGACGGCCAGTAGCCGTATCGTTTTCGGTGTAGATGCCGCGCGAATCCCGCGAGAGAACCGAGCACCACATTATATTCGTGTGCGTGCTTAGGATTCGGCAACCCCCGGCCCAGCCGGCATTGCAATTTGCCAGATACACGCGTTGCGCGGCTGCTAACCCAGCGGCATTGGTCACGGTCACGTCCTTGCGCGTAACATCGAACCCGATAATCGACGTCACGGTCTTGTCCACTCGCGGCTGGCCGAGCAGTTGAATACGCATCGAGTCTGGATGATTGAAACTTATGCCTGGCGGCGCCACGGCGAAAGTGCCGTTGTAAAGATGAATGTTGGCGAATTTATCGGGTGGGATTGCATACTGTAGCAACGAATCGTGCGCCGCTTGCACGGTCGGGAATAACACCGTTGGATCGGTGATGCCCGGATAATTCTGCGGCACGTATAGATCGACGTTGGTCTTAAGATTCTTCTTGCCAATCGTGATGATGTTTTGCGCGACGTCCTCGCTAATGTCGATCTCAGGTCCAGCGGCGAGACGCTTGAACGGCAGCACATTGCCTGCGGCATCTTTTGCTATGCCGTGACCGTCCGAGTCGCTCCCGACGTTCTGGAGCACGATGGCTTCGCTTGGCCCTATCTCGACAACAATGCTCGTAGTCGGTACCCGGTCCACGATCAGCTTTATTTTGAACGCTTGAACCGTCGGCGTGGTCGGGTCGATGAAGTCAGGCGGGTCGGTAAAGACGTTGGCGAGTGAATAAAGCCGAGGCGTCTCGGAAGCAATTGCCGCATACACGCCAACTTCACGTAGCGAGAATGGTTCCGGTGCGCTCTGGCTCGAAAAACTGCCTTCAACGAGCAGAACGCCGCCACCTAAATTCCGCTGTGACGAAATGCTGACGAGCATTTCTTCGTTGATTGGGTCGGTCAGCGGCCACAAATCGGATGGCGCTGCCGCGGCACCGCTGCCAACAGCTATCTTAGTGAAGTGTAGGACTTCGCCTGCCTGTGCGCGGCCAAGCATGTCGCGACCGGCGTTCGTGAACTCGTGTTTGGCTAAACTCATAGTGTTAGTGCTTCAGTCGAGCCGAATGCGTAATCGGGTGGTTCGCTCGAACGATACACGAAGCGCAGCATCCCGCTATACCAGCCAATCGCGCATTGACCGACTGTCGCGCGGAAAAAGCCTTCGAACCATCGGCTGACCGGCTTGTATGCGTTAATCAATTGAAGCGCCAAGCCTTCGTCGGATGGCGTGATAATGCTGGCGTCTATTAACGCGCGGAAACGATAGCGGTCGTGCCATGTGCCAGCGCCTTTCCAAATGTCGTTCGTGCCGGTGCCGGTGCTTGTAATGACAACAGGCGCGCCACCTACGCTCAGGCTGACTTGAAACGAATTGGTCGTAAGAAACAGAACGTAATAATAAACGCCTGGCGCGAGCGGTGTCGGTAACACGCCACTTGCGCCGACCACGAATTGGATTTGATCGCCATCCACCAAACCGTGAGCGTTGATATTGAACTTATCGCCGGGCAAATTCACGCTGGACGAACCGAAATTCGTGTAGAACGCCAGCGGATCGTCGGTCGGGTAATTCGGTGGCAGCGGCGACATGTAGTTGTACCATTCCTCGATTGTCGCGCCACCAAACCAAAACGTGTCGAGGACTTCCTGCAACAGAGCTACCGTGCCCTTGCGCGTGTGCCATTGAATCGAGTTCTGGACAAGCTGCTTGCGCAGATCGAGCGGCTGCGAGTGATCGTAAAAGTCGACATGAAACTGCCATGCCAGAATGTCGATCAGCTGGGAATCGGCTAGTTGAAGGATCGACGGGATGAACGATACCACCGGCGTGTCGTCGATGATCTCGTGCATCTGATTGTCAAACGCGGTCGAAGCAGCTTGGACTTGCTCGTCGTAAGACAACGACGGCGCGCACAGATTAACCAATCTCAAGCCGCGAAGCGTGGTGCTCATATATCCTCGAATCCGGCAAAGTTGACGGTATTGGCAACCCGCCCCGCGACAATAAATGCGAGAGCGCTACCGTTAGCCGTCGCGTTGTTCGAGAGTGTGATTGTCGTGGCATTGGTAACCGCTGAAATGGTCGTGCCGACTGGTATGTTGGTGCCAGTGATCCCATGCCCTACGTCGCTTGAAGCGAAAGCTGCCGTTGCACTGGTAAATGTCGGACTGGCATTCACCGATACCCCATCTGTGAAGCTCTGCCCAGGGACCACCAGCTGATAGTAGTCCATTACTTGAAAGGTCGGCGTCGGCGAATGGATGACGATTCGTTTGGCCCCTGCCTCAAGCATCCGTTTGGTTAATTCGTCGCAGATCAAGTCGCGCGATATGGCAGAACGCTGCCAGAGTATCCAGTCGGCTACCGCTTGATCGACCGCAGTCTGAATCGAGTCCAAGAGCACGCTATTACTTTGCAAAATGTAGTAGTCCACATTGAGCGTGAATGGCACTTCGGTGGCTACCTTGACCGTGACGTAATCTGTAACTGGCCGCCGCTCATCGGCATTACAGCTTCCGTACACTAACGCCATGATGTCGGGTGTCGGTAATACTCCGCCCGTCATCAGCGGGTAAAGCCAAACTTCGCCCGCAATTTCCGGCGCGCTGTAAACCACGCACTGGATAATGTCGGGATGGGCGGACAACGCCCAAAACTCATAGGCAAATCGTGGACCGCATGTTGAGAACGATTCTATTGCCAGCCAGATGCGGTAGCGGTAATGGTCGTCGTCTTCGACGTCGCTGCCGCCGCTACTCAGCGTGGTATTAGCTACGCTTATCGCAAACGACTGGTTCCAGTTGATTACGCTGTTGATCTGTCCTGGCGCGAAGCCATTGCCAATCACGCCTTCAAGGACGGCTTGCGCCGACACATCTCCGACGGTCTGAAACGCCGGAATAATGCCGTCTTCGGTTGTCTCGAACACAACGCCGTTAGCCGCTTGAACGAATGTGCCTTGCGGTATCGTCACTTCGAACGCGAGCGTGGCTGCGAGCGTGAAGCGCAATGTGGTCAAGGCTGGCTGTGCTTGGAGCCGCAAGCCGCGCGCACCATAAAGCGCACCGAGATTGTCCAGGTAATCGCCTTGTGCGTACTTCAACAAATTCGATTTGCCAGTGAAGTCGATAAGTGTCCGTTGATGCGATAGCCATTGACAAACAACCAACAGGAACAGCCGCACGGGATCGCCTGGCGCAAGCGATTTGGCGATGTTGGTTAGCGCGAGGAACGCAGCCTCGTAATCGGCGATGACTTCGGTGATGATGACCGCAGGGTCTTTCTCGGCAAAGTCGATCGCGGGCACTAGCACCAGCCCGTAATCTGGTACGCTGGGGTCAATTGTTGCCATTACCGTTTTTCCTAAGCCCGAGATATGTTCCCAGCGAACCGGCAATCGCGCCTAAAACGACTTCAAATAGCCCCGTGATAGAGCCGTTCAGTTCGTAATTGCGCTGAAGTAACGCCGCACCGGACATGATGGCGATAACCAATAAGGTGCTGCAAAGCGTCAAGGCCATGATCGAAGCGATCAATTGCTGCCCCTGTGCGCCGAAGAGCAGTTCCAAAAAACCTTTTTTGCGCGGCGGTTCGTCGTTCATTTCACTCCGGTCGGGATCACGATCTTGTTCACGTTGACGGTGACGGTGTAATCCGAGGTAGTCTGTCCCGACGTGGCATCGCTCGTGAACGCGATCGGTCCCGAGAACGTGCCGCGGGTGGTCGTGTCCCAAGTGATGACTAAGACCGCTGCGCCACCGGGCGGAATCACCATCGAAGTCCAAGAAAACGCGCTGATTCCGAGCGAGCCGGTTACGTTCGCGATCGAGAGCGGCGCGTTGCCGATGTTATCGACTTCGAGCACGTCCTGTTGATTGCTGTATTGGGCGAACATCATTTCGGGCAACTGCGTCGGATTCAATTGCATGATGCGCGTGATCGGCGTCGCGGTCGGTGTCGGTGTAGGCGTGGGGGTAGGCGAAGCCGTAGGCGTAGCTGTCGGCGTTGGTTTTGGCGTTGGTGTCGGTGTCGGTGTAGGCGTGGGGGTAGGAGTAGGGCTTGGTGTCGGAGTAACGTTCATCCCGCGCGCCTGTTCCAAGGATGCGATCTCGGGATTTGTTAGCGCGATGCTCCACATCGCCGCATGTTCGATGCTGCCCTTGGCGTAATTGACAACCGCATTCGCGCCGACAAGCCCCATCAGGGAAGTCGAGTTCGGCGTTGTGCCGGTCACTATCGACTGCGAAACCAACCCAACGTTTACGCCGTCAACGAATAGCGTGTAATCGGTGAGGTTGAGGCGGCGAATTACCATCGAATGCCAGCGGGTATCGAACGCTACGCCTCCGGCTAATCCTACCGGCTGACCGCCATTGCCCTTGATGCTGAATCCAGCTGTGTTCGTACTAACGGTGCTGCCGAGCGAAGCCCTGTCGTTGGATGCCGCTGTCGTGCGCGAGATACCCATGGCATACGGCCCGCCAAAATCCACATCGCCTTCGATCATGCAGAAGAATGTGAAGTCGCCGTCTATGTTGCCAATTGCAGAGTTCGCGCGCTTGGCGTAACCGGCCACGCCGTCAGTGCGGAAGCACGTCCCTTGTTCGCCAGGTTCGCCGAGCCAATAGTTCGTGCCGAGCACGCCTTGAATCGTAAGATCGTTGCCGGTTCCGCTCGAATCGTACAGTGTCGTTGTAGTCGGTCCGGTCGAAAGCTCGTTGCACTTCCAATAGCCCTTTAAGTATGCGCGCTGCGTATTGAGAATTTGACCGGCGAGACCGCTTTCGGGAATCGTCGGTGTCGGTGTAGGCGTGGGGGTCGGGGTCGGCGTATTTGTCGGCGTGCCGGTCGCTCGCGGAGTTGCGGTCGCTGTTGCGGTAACGGTAGCTGTAGGCCGACTGGTAGAGGTTGCCGACGGTGAGGCGGTCGGCGTAGCTGGCGCGACTTCTGTGCATTGGTTGTTCGTTCTCAGCGGATGCGGGTAGCAGTACTCGCGAGTGTATGCGCCCCACGATCCGAGCGCGCCCGTAGGCCATGCCGTTGCCGTCCCGTTTATGCTCGCCGGGTACGAAGCGGTGACTTGCGAAGGGAATTGCGTAGTGGACCAGCCGCCATTGAGATTTAGATAGTTTTCTTGACCCGGTGGCGCTTCACCGGTCGTCCGAATCGTCGGGATTCCCGTCGAAAAACCGATGGCTACGGGGTTTCCCGTGTCCGCCCCGCTCATGTTGTTCCACGAAAGGGACGGCTCGTGCTGTTGGCCTAGCCAATGAGGTGTCGTGGTCGCCGTCACCAATTCGCCTGCGCCAAAGCCGGTCGTGTCCATGCTGTCGAAGACTCGATGCACCGAAACTGCGTCGCCAGACGCAAACCAATTGTTGTAACGATCGGTGCTAGAATAAACTGCCGAAGTAATGCTGTTGAGGCCGTCACTGCCGTTGTCGAAGATGAACGAGGATTGTCCTTGAGAACCCGAACTCGGATTGTCGTTGCGCGCCTGATAACCGCCGCCACCCTGCGCCAGCGTCGGCTTTTGGAAGATGTGAGCCGTTAGCGGCACATCGACCGGGAACGTTTGAAACGGGACAGGCGTCTTTGCGGAGTTGGCGGTCGCGCTACCGCTGTAATAAAGCCCAGTCCCGTCCCCGCCGGTAGTATCGTTCCTGTCCCACGGGTTGGTTCCATCGGCATAACCCCAGCGCGAGCAACCCGGTTTTTGCAAGCACGTCTGTCCCATGCCGCCATTTTGCCGGTAATCGACAATCGCGCTATGCGGAGTCGTTCCGTTCGACCCTGAGCCTATCCATTGATTGTCGTGAAAGATCATTTCGCCCGAGCGCATGTCCTTCGGCGCTCGATTGCTAATGCAATTGAATACGTTGTTGTAAACCATCACCATGCGCACGCCGCGCGTTTGTCCTTCCGTGCCGTGGCCTTGCGGTGCGGTATTGTCAAAATAGTTGTAGCGACACACATAACGCCCACCGTTCGAGGAATCGATTCCACCCGTTGTCGTAGGGGCGCCGGGCGCAGCGCCGAGCGTGCTGTCTTCGATGAAGACAAAGCGATCTGTGCCAAGGTATGGCTTATCGGCCCACGAACCATGCCCGTAGTTGGGCTGGTCGAGCCATGTAGTTTCCCACATCTTGAACGAGCCGTTGCCGTAACTCTGAACAATCCAGCCGGTATCGAAAACGGAGTAAATCCACCCGTTAAAGATGATCGCGTGCACCCAGTTCATGTTGTTGATGTAAATGTTGGAGAGACGCGCACGCGCCGGGCCTGGTCCCGCGCCAAAGATCGAGATTGCCGGATTCTGACCTTTACATTTTGCCGGTGGTTGTACTACTCCGCCAATAGTGCAGGAATCGGCAAGACTTGGATCCGTTTGAAACGTAATGCCTGAGAGTCCGCCTGTTTGTCCGCCAGGGATGCTTAGCTGCATGAAGTTACCGGCGCGATTGGTTACCGGTTTTTTGTCAACGACAATTGTTTGCGAGCTATTAACGCTTGGCGGCTGCGTGTGATCTGCGGCAGCGCCGACGTTGAAAACTTCGGTCGCGCCTTGGAGCGTAATTGCCACGTTTATCTGGACACCGGTATTCCAAACGAACGTGCCAGGTGGCATTGTGATCGTGTCGCCGTTTTGAGCCGGACCGTTAGTGCCGTCACCCGTTGTGAGCAGATAGGTGATGCTTTTGCCGGTGCCTAGGCTGGGGTTGTTACAGTCCGCGCTCCCTTCAACGTCGCACCCGTTCGACGCCATCGTGACCGGTCCGCGCTTCGGCTTCGGCTTTGGCCGTTCGATCTTGGCTGCTGCATAAAACGTGATCGCGCCAAAAACGACGAACGTTAAAGCGAGCAGAATGCGGAGCAGGTTTGTTTTCATTGGGCTTTGGGTTATGGCGAGCCGGGCGGGAGGCCCGAGGCTTGGTGGAGTTGGAGCATCTTGGAATCGGTCAAGTTGGTGTTCCAAATAGCGGCGTGCTGAATGGAACCCTTCGAGAATGCCGTCGAGCCGCCGATGTTCAACATCATCAGCGCAGTGCGGTCGGTGGTGTATCCGGTACCGGCTAGCGTAAGCGTCTGGCTGCCCCTGAGCACGCCATCCACCCATACCGTAAATGTGGTGGAGTTCCGCCTGTAGCCAATCGTGTGCCAAGCACCATCGAAAGCGCTCGCTAGAGTCGCATCGACTTGTAAACTGTTGCCCGAAGCGTTCCCACGTACTGCGCCACGCGATTTAGTGGCGTCGGCGTCGTACGCGTTGCCCATAAAGGCGTAGTAATTGCTACTTGCCGAAGCCGACAGATTGACCGCGCCGCCTGCTCCCCAATCGGTGCTGCCTTTAACCAGTGCGATCATGGTGAAGTTCGACGAATTCATCGGGCTGATAATGCCAGTCGAGCGCGATGCGCCGCCCGCTACGCCATCTGTCCGGAAACACGTCCCATCTTGCCCGGTTTCGTTGAGGAAATAGTTGGTATTGAACGTGCCGTTAACGGTTAGGTCGTTCCCATTACCGCTCGAGTCGAATAGCGTTGTGCCGCCCGTTTCGTTGCACTTCCAATAACCTTTGAGGTTTCCCGGAAGCGTGCCGAGGATCGCGCCCGCCATACCGCTAGGCGTCGGTGTCGGCGTAGGCGTGGGGGTCGGGCTTGCCGTCGGCGTCGGCGTCGGCGTTGGTGTTACTCCTCGCGATGTTTCGAGCGCTCCAATCTCCGCGTCGGTCAACGCTATCGTCCATATCGCGGCGTGTTGGATCGATCCTTTCGAGAGAGCTACCGGCGCAGTCGAATTGTAATCGATGCCCATTAACGACGTTCGATCGACTGTACCGCCTGTCGCAATTGTGCCGGTCGCGCTACCGCGCTGAACGCCGTCCACCCAGAGCGTGTAAGTAGTTCCGCTGCGGCGCAGTACCATCGAGTGCCAGTTATTGCTAAATGGCGAGTTGCTGCTAGTGATCGCGACCGTTGTAACGGTGTCGTTGCCTTGCACTCGCGCGTTCGCGGTAGCTAGACCGACCGTGCTCCCAAACTGCACACGGTTCGGTCCACTCGATGTCGAATTGGATACCGCCATTCCATTCGGGCCGTTGAAGTCCGTGCTGCCGTTGATCAGACAGAACAACGTGTAATTGCCATCGGGATTGATGAGACCGGTGGTGCGTTTCGCGTAGCCAGCGACGCCGTCGAAACGCATAGCATTACCATTACCTGTGTCGCCCGATACGTTGAAGAAATAGTTCGTTCCTGCTACGCCTTGCAATGTCAGACTGTTTCCGTTGCCGCTCGAATCCACTAGGACCGTCCCTGACGATTCGTTGCATTTCCAATAGGCTTGGAGACTGGCCGGTTCCGTCGCCAAGATTTGCGCCGGCAGATTTAAAAGCACAGGCGTCGGGGTGGGCGTCGGCGTGTAAGTCGCCGATGGTGTCGGCGTGGGTGTGAATGTAGCCGTTACCGTAGCTGTGGCCGTAGCTGTACCTGTAACTGTGGCCGTGGGCGTCAGTATCGGCCCTGGCGTAGCGTTAATCTTAACCCAATAGGCAGCGCCGTTGGTCGGCAGCACGCAAATATACGAATCGCCGACTGTGTATTGATACCACATGCTCCGCGTCGAATAGCCATGCGCCGCGTCCGCCACTGGGCCCGGTGTAGTTGTCGCAATTAGATTGTCTTTGAGGGGTGTCGGCGACGGTGGCGGCGTCGGCGGT